GAAACTACATATACAGAAAGCGGTGGTGAAGAATTGATTTTTGATCTGGACGGCATTTCCTATTCCGAACTCAAAAAAAGAGCGGAAGAAATCTATCATGAAATTGCGGGAACAGGTCTTGTCGGAGAATTTGAGACCTTCGGAGCTCCTTCGGTACAACATTCGGAAATCATAACATTCAAAGATCCTGATGATGAACTTAGATCGAAGGACATTTTTGTAGATAAAGTAGTTAAAACCTGGTCCGCTAAAAACGCAACCTTTCGACAAGTGATCCACCCGGCTGTAGTCAAGTTTAAGGATGCCGTATGAGCGTTGCTCAGGATATAGTTACTCTCTTTTTTAGTGAGTTTACGATCAATTGGGCAACGATGGCTACAGTCGTTCGCGTCCAGGAGGATCCTGATGATTCCGGGAAACCTGGGCTTCTAACCGCGACAGTCAACGGCGCAAATAAGGAAGATGTTCGCTGGTTTTGGCCTATCAAACCAGCTCCCGGAAGTCGTTGTATCGTTCTCTTTGGAGACAACAACGTAAGTAGAGCCATTGCAATCGGCTTCAACAAAATTGCAAAAATCAAAACAAAGGTCGCAGAGCTCTGCGAGATTGAAGTAGACGATCAAGGTTTTAAGATCGATCATTCTCAATTACTTTCTGTCTTCGGTAAACTCGCGGAAGGAAAGCTGACTTTAAAAAACGGACCTACTTTAGAAGTCGTACATTAGATTCCATTCAGAACAAAATTAACTTTAAAGGAAAGGTGGATATAGGAGACGCAAGCATTTCCGGAGTCGATACCAACGCACTCGAAACTTGGATGAACGGAATCGTTTCCTCTTTACAAGCCCTCTACACCGCAATTCAAACTTCGCCCGTGACGCCTATGGATGGAGGGGCATCTTACAAAGCCGGACTTGCAGGAGCCATTTCTTCAAAACCAATTCCTTCGGTTCCTCCTGCTCTAAAAGTTTCTAATCTCAAGTACGGAAAGACATAAACTTTGGTCTGCTATCTCAAACAAAAAATAGAAGACATAGCGGACATCCATTCCTACGGATTACCTGAATCGCTTGCGGTCTTCTTACTCACAGATAACCTCTATCTGTGGATTTTTTAACCGACGCACTTACATCCGATTTACTACTTGATTCTAAAAACTTTGATTTTGCGGAAAGCGAATCGGAAATAGAAGTCGTGCGTTCGATGGTGATCGAAGCCTTCGACATGACTCCTGCGGACGACATCGATTTCCCCGAAATCTATAGCCGCCAACGTAAGCACCTCTACGAAGATGACGATAGCGGTCCTCAAGAACGCATGAACGACGCATTCCGGATCTTATCTCAATTCCCTCAAATCGATTCCGACACAATTAAGATTTCCGTACTCAAAGAAGGACTTTCTATTTATTTCCGATTAAAAACTGGAGAAGAACTTTCCCTAAATCTTGAAGGGAACTCATGATATTATACACCACAAAATCAAACGTTCAAAGAGAGATTGAGCGTAACGTTTCAAACTCTAAGGTTTTTGAAAGTCATGATTTTACTCGGGATTCAAAAGCCAGTACAATTTTAAGATCTCTTGCAAACGCAATCTATCTATTCATCGATCAAAATCTTGTAGCACTCCAAAAAGCAATTCACTATCATACAGCCGAAGAAGAAGACTTACACGAATGGCTTAAACGTTACGGTCTGGAATGGAAAGAAGCGACTAACGCAAAACATAGAATCCGAATCGGTTCTAAAACGACCGTTCCTTACGAAGTTCTCATTCCCGTCGGAAAAATCGTAGGAACTGCGGATCACAAGATTCAGTTTCAAATTACACAAGAATCGAAAATTCTTCCTACAACTCCTGTAGATTCAAGAGGGTTTCATACGGTGGAAGTGATTTGCGAAGCTCTTCTTTTTGGTACAAAAGGCAACGTTGCCCAAAACGCAATTTCCGAAATCATCGACTATATCGAAGACTGTGACGTTGTATATAACCCGAATACGGTTCCTGAATTTGTAGCGCGTGATAGGGAAACGATTGCAAGCGTTCGGTCTCGTTTGCAAGAGGCGGAAATCAAATCTTCATCTTTGTGGACTCCAGAATGGTACGTCAGCGAAGCATTAGGATTTTCTTTTGTAGAAAGAGCCATATTTAAAAGTAGCAAGGCGATCGGAATCCCGGGAGTTATAAAACTTCTACTTAAAGGCGCGAGTGGAACAATTTCATCCGCGCAGTTGCAAATCGTAGAAACACATTTTGATAGCGAAGACAAAAATCCTGGAGGAGTTGCAAAAGTTGTCTGCGAAAATATTAATGCGATCGAAATCAATAAGGTTTTTATTATATACTTCGCTTCGGCTGAATCAATTCCGGATTCAATCACACTTGAAAACATCGTGGATACGTTTTTCTTCTCTCTTCGAGACGGTGACGATTTTGTTACTAGCTCCCTTCGCTCCAATCTTTTAAATCTTCCAGACGCGGTTCAGTGTGACGTCAACAACGGGGACAACATTTCTGTTCCCGCCGGTAGTCTTGCGATCAAAGGATCGGGTTTTGATATTACGGCAACGGTATATTCATGAGTCGTTTTCGTTTCGATTTCAATTCTCTGGTTTGGGCAAACTTAAGAAGGTCTATTCGCCAAACTCCTCCCTTACCAGTTTCTATAAACGAGAACGGAACGGGTGGACTTTCCAACAGCCTTTGGTATCGGATTCTATTTGCGCTTCTGATCGTAATTCAGGAACGACTCAAAAGATCCAACTGGTTATACAAACAAATCTGGGTGGATACAGCAGACGGTAAGGGCCTCGACTGGTGGGGAGCTCGTTATGGTTTGTCTCGTGAACCAGGTGAATCGGATAGTTCGTATTATCTCAGAATCTTATTCTTAGCGGAATATCGTCGTCTTTCACCGACCCTTTTTGCTAAAAAGAATCTGATTTCAAGAATCACTGGACTTTCAACAGATCAAATTTCAGTCGAACAAGTTTTTGATTATAAATACAGAATGGGCGATCCGATCGGAACTATCCTTGGATCCCGTGATTATTGTTTTTATGCTTTCCGGATCTACATCCCTTCAATTAACAAAAAATCCCGTCAAAATCCAATCCGTATTTTAGATGCAATCAACATAGGCGGTAACGTTTGGGAAATTTGGGAAGAACTAAATCCTTCCGATCCTCCTCCAACTCCGGAAGACGGACTGATTTGGAAGGGAGCCCGATTATCTGAAACGTTGTTAGGCGCTGAATTATATTGGTTAGTATATTAGGAGTTTATAATGAGTAATTTAAGAGGTTTAAATTTTCCAGTTAATGGTAAGCCGGTTTTCAAGGCGACTTTGAAACCGAACACAATCGTATGGAAGACGAGATTATAGAACGTTTTTCCGATCTCGTTTCAGGTGAAGTTTTGTCCGGTGGTGATCTTACTCCTGGCGCAAGTCCAAATACGATAAACCTTACGGAAATTGTAGCGTATGATTCCAAAGGTAGGCGGATCCATGTAGCCGCGCAAAATAACCTTCTCGTAACCAGGCAGAATTTAGATTCATTTGTTGTTTTACATCACAAGTTTCAAACCGAGACTTCCTCGTATCTCGATTCTACCGGATACGCAAATACATACCGTCAAAACTCATTCGAGATTTTGTTTAAAGAAACTACGGATTCGGAAGACGTTGTTCTTTTTAAGATTCGTAGTTTAAACGGTGCAATTTCTATTTTAAATGATCTTCGATCTTTGTGTCGTATCAAGTCAGGCAATATCCGTGACAACTCGGTTACGAATTCTAAGTTAGACACGGATATTAAGGTTGGTTCTTTATCTGCGTTAGTCGGTCGTTTCAATAGCTCACGTTCGAGTATTTCAAGCGCGCTCAATGCACTTGAAAGCTGGATCAGTGCGGAGGAAGCCACAAGGCAAAATGATATATTAGGATTAACAAATCTTATCGTTCCATTAGGTGGCATTGTCGAAGATAGTTTAAATATACTATCCTCATCTTATTTTAAAGACGCAAATGCTCAGGTAATTTCCAGAGTCACATTTTCCGCGCTTTGGAACTTGGTTCGTCGTAACGTTACCGGAATTGTTGCTGCAACGGATCGAATCAGTTGCACAAATCACGGTTGTATCGAGGGACAACTTGTAAAGTTTTCTTTTACAGGAGGCGGGATTACAGCATTAACAAATTATTATGTTCGTAATCCAACCACCAACGACTTCCAGATTTCTTCTACCTCTACCGGTTCAATTTTAGATTTAACCTCTTCTCAAACGGGAGAGATGATTATAAATATTGAATACGGTTTTTGGAGACGGTTCGAGTACATTCAACGTTCCGGACCGTCGCGGAATTTTCCCGCGAGGTGCCGGGATACACGGAACTAGAGCAAAAGCAGCTGGCGGGAATTACGATGGTGGCGCAGTCGGATATGCGGGCCAGGATCTGATGTTTGATCATCGGCATAATTTTACATATAACAATCCATTCGGTCTTATCGGCGGTGCTGGATCGTATTGGATGGGAGCAGGCGGTACGAATGCAGGCAACACAAATTTGGTTATACTAGAGCCAATGACCGACGGGATCAATGGGACACCACGAAGGGGGAACGAAACCACCCCTGCATATATTGCCGTAAAATACAAAGTGAGAGTAGCATAATGAATTATATATTAGACAAATTGAATAGACAAGTTGTTTGGATTAACGCAGATTCAAACCAAATGTCAGGTACGAACGCTTGGGCAAATTTTAAACCAGACCAGCATGAAATTGTATATTCACTTCATTATAACCCGCAAGTCGGGGAATTATTTCTTGCGGAAATCAAAGATGGAATTGCGCAAGATTTTGAATCGAGAAAGGTTTATAACAAAGTTTCGAAAGAAGAAAGAATTTTACAAAGCTGGGAGGATCAAATTAATCCGGAAACAGAAACAGATCTCGAACCCCTAAAGAACGAAGATGGTTCTTTGTTGCCATTCCAAATTTATACAGAAACAGATGGCTGGATTATCAATCTTATTCAAAAGAAAGATTCTTTGATTAAACTTGTAGATTCTATATGTGAATCAAAGATTATTGCCGGCTTTGTTTCCAATGCGTTAGATACACCGCACTTTTATGGCAGTGACAGAGACGACCAGCTAAATCTGGTCGGTTTAGTTTCTTTGAATGCTTCTGTTTCGTGCAAATGCACAAATGAAAATGGAATCAAAGACTACAGAAATCATACAGCGAATCAAATCAAACAAGTCCTAAGCGACGGAGCTATTCGGAAGACGTTGCTTTTGCAAAAAGCTGCAAGTTTAGAAGTTTTACTACAATCTATAGAGACAGTTGATGAATTAGATAATGTTAATATAACATCGGGTTGGGACTGACGAGGAAAGTTATGATTACCGAAAAAGATCTTACGGACAAAGTAATCGCAAAAGATGTTTTAGGATGGGAGTATGACCCAGATATTGGATGGCGTACAAGAGCAAATACTATTGAAAGTTATTTGCCGAATTTTCAGACAGATGGTCGATGGACCGGTTTACTTTGGAGTATAGCGCTCCCCATCATGCAGAAAAACTATATCGGAATTGAAGCCGGCTTTGATAGCATCGAGGTTAATAATTGTTTTTATGATGAGGTTTTTACGTCATCTTCTATTAATTCAGCTCTGGCTCTGATTGTTTTGAATAAGGATGAGTTATAACAAAAAATGTCAAATATGAGATTTCATATTCTTTTTTTCTTTATTTATAAGTATTTGATGACGATATTTTATTTCAAAAGATTAAATGCAATGGATTTTAATACTAATACGCTTTATTTAAACTACCCGCCTTCAATTAAGCATGTGGAATTTAATGAATTCAAAATAAATATAGAAATTTTACAATGAAAATAGATACTATAAATAAGCTTCTAATTTTTTGCCAAAAATTACGAAATCAAAATATTATTCCGTACTATTTAATTTTGGGAGGAAGTTATCTTAAAAATACGGATTCTTCGAATTCGATTCTGAAAATTATAGGTTGTTTTAAATCTAATGCTCTTCCAAACACCACCGCAATTAAAAAATATTTTTTCGCCGATTGGAGAATCGGCAGTAAATCTAAGATCTAAAAAAGATGATGAATTAAAACTAGTAGGATTGCAACCAGTAAATTGGATTACACTAAGTAGTAATGAGACAAATTTGGAAGCTTTGTCTCATTTTAATGAAATTAGAGACTTACAAACTGATCATACTCTCGAAAATAAATTATATAAAGTAGGATTAATCTGTTTATCTTTTAATGAGGTAATTTCTA